TCTTTTTATACAGAAAAAATAAAAACCCCGACCCAACTCTTTTCTCTCTCGTTTGACCAGAACCAGCCAGAACTGGCAGGGATTAACCACGACCAGCCTCGACTGGAAACGATGAGCCCTGAATCAGCCGGAACGTGGATCGCCGACTTTAGGGATTTTGCTAGGGAGGCTCTTGACGTAGAGCTCATGCCTTGGCAGCTTCATGTTGCTGAACGGATCTTTGCTCATAAGGAAAACGGGGATCTTGTTCACCGTAATGCGCTTGTCTCAACGGCGCGACAAAATGGAAAGACCGTACTGTTGTCAGCTGTCGTCGGTTTTTGGTTAACCCGGATGCCGATCATTCGAGGAAAAAAACAACAAGTACTTTCCACTGCTAACCGGTTGGATTTGGCAGTCAGTTTGTTTGACGTACTTGGCCCAATCCTTGAAATCAAATATGGGGCAAAGATCACTAAAACTTTTGGACGGAACCGCGTACAAATGCCAGACGGATCCACCTGGGATATTCGCGCTGCAAAACCATCCACAGGTCACGGCACAAGCAACGACCTTGTAATTGCGGACGAAATTTGGGACATAAATTCGGTCGTTATTGACGGCGGTCTAATCCCATCGCAACGTGCAAAGCATTCCCCAATGATGCTGATGGTGAGCACAGCTGGGGATGAATCCAGTCGCGCAATGCTTCGGTGGCGCGAGCAGGGCCTTCGAGCAATAGACAAACAAGAACCCAGCACCTTCTACTTTGCCGAATGGTCACCACCACCGGATCTTGACCCGTTAACCGAGGCCGCATGGTCATGGGGAAACCCAGCATTAGGGCACACATTGGAGATGGACACCATTCGAGCCGAGGCCGAAAACCCCGACCGATCACAATTCCTTCGCGCATCCTGCAACCTTTGGGTCGCATCGGATCGCGGTTGGCTACCACCTGGACTCTGGCCATCACTACTCCATGAAGGGGATATCCCTCTCGGCGGTGTCGTTGGCATAGAAACCAGCATTGACGATGCCCGCTATTTTGCGTTGCGCGTTGCCTCACTCCCAGACAAAAAACTTGTTGCCACCGTTGCGTTTGTTGTGGACTCCTATCAGGCCATGCTTGATGAGGTAGACAAACTTGCGGCGCAAGGATGCAAATTTGCGATCAGCCCAAGCATTGATATTCAGTGGCCTCAACGACATGAACATTGCAAAGTCATTGTCGGCTACGGCGAGATCTTAAAATTCACGCCGGCAGTACGTTCACTCATCATGGAAAAAGTGTTGCGTCATGACGGATCACAGCAACTTGCCGAACACGTTCAACGCGCGGTGCTAGTCAAATCGCAAGGATCTGTTGCGGTGTCATCGCAACGATCACCCGGTCCGATTGAACTTTGTCGCACCATGATTTGGGCTGCAGCGCTAGCTACGCGCTCGACGATGGGCAAACCCGCGCTTGGCTTTTCTACCGTGTAAAGTCACTTTGGCGCTGGGTCGATGTACCTTGCCTTTCGTCGGGATCGGATAAGGCCGACCCAGTGCCACCATCCGACAATTAGAAACTGGCAGACTTACACCATGGGTATTTTTAACCGCGTCACCAAGGCAGCGATCTCACCGCACCTAGAAATTAAAGCAGCCGCCGGCGGAACGTATGCACCTAGTTCCGTAGCAGGTGAAGCATCCATTGGCAAGTATTATTCATACATCGAAGGCGATGCGCGTAACCGCGCAATGCAAGTACCAACGGTCAATCGTTCGCGCGACCTAATCGCATCAGTTATCGCAAACACCCCGCTTGAAATGTACAAATGCTATTGGGATGACGTTGCCAAAGACGAAGTTGAGGAGGAAATCGCACCTCGCTCATGGTTGAAACAACCAGATCCACAGCTCACTTATGGCGCGTTCATGTCATGGCTTTTCGATGACCTTTTCTTTTTTGGTCGCGCATTCTTGTGGATTTCGTCTCGCACAGCTGACGGATACCCGGCATCATTCAGTCGTTTACCTGCCGCGATGGTCAACACGCTTGACATGACAGGCCCAGTATTTGCTTACGGAAAATCAAACCAAATCTTTTTCCAAGGCGCACAAATCCCAACCGAGGATGTCGTGCAATTCATCGGCGTCAACCAAGGAATCATCTACCAGTCAACACAAACCATCGCAACATCACTTGCCCTAGAAGCCGCACGTCAACGCAACGCATCCTCTGCTTTGCCTGCCGGCGTACTTAAACAAACATCCGGTGAGCCGCTTTCAGGCCAAGAATTATCGGAATTGGCGCAGGCCTTTGAGGCCAGTCGTCGGAGCAACCAGATCGCTGCCATAAATCAGTTCGTTGATTGGCAACCGACAGACGTAGACGCATCCAAAATGTTGCTATCCGAAGCCGCGGAATTTCAATCCAAAGAAATGGCCCGCGTATGTAACGTCCCTTTCTTTCTAAACGGAAACAGCGTTGGATCGTACTCATACCAAAGCAACCAGGGCGCACGTCAGGATCTCTACGTGTTCGGCGCTCGCTCATACATGACTACCATTGAGCAAACACTTTCAGGCTGTCTGCCGGCGGGGACGTATTGCAGGTTCGATATTGACGATTATTTGTCCGAAATGATTGAAACAGCCGAGGAGGAATCCGATATGCCAGACGCTCCAATGAATCCACCACAAACTCCGATGAATGAGGGAAACTAAAACCATGTTCAAGTTAATTTCAACCGATCTCACACTCGACGCATCAAAAGTTGAAGGCGTACCATCGCGCACAGTGTCCGGCGTTGCCGTTCCCTATGGCGTAGTAGCCCAAGTTTCATCAGGCGAAAAAGTGATCTTTGAGGCTGGATCTTTGCCAGTTGACGGCAAAGCCCCAAAGCTTTATCTCAACCACGACAGCGAGCAAGCCGTTGGCCTTGTATCCGAGCGCGTCAACACCCCAGAGGGAATGATGTTTTCGGCTCGAATCAGCAAAACCGTTTTAGGCGAGGAAGCCCTCACCTTGGCACTTGACGGCGTGATTGACTCGGTATCCATTGGCGTAAATCCAACCAAATTCAAGATGCAAGACGACGGCACAATGCGCGTCCTTGCCGCCGACTGGGTAGAGCTGTCGCTCGTCACCGGTAGGCCAGCATTCTCTGGGGCAGTCATCACCGATGTCGCAGCGACCGAACCCGACGAGAGTATCCACCAACCAGAAGAAGAAATTGTTATTGTTGAATCAGAAGTCCAAGACAAGGAGCCGGCAATGTCCGAAGCAGTAGAAGCAACTATCCCAACAAGCCCAGTAGTTTTCGCAGAAGCGAAAAAGGAATTTCGTATGCCATCAGCTGCGGAATATCTCGCAGCGTTTCATACAGGTGGAGACACGTTTGTAAAAGTTAACGCAGCATTCAAGGATGCAGCACGTCGCAATCAGTCAGCAATCGAAGCAGTTTCGCAAGACCTGACTAGCGACACTCCTGGTCTCCTTCCGGTTCCTGTTTTGGGCCCGGTCTTTCAAAACTATTCCTTTATTCGTCCAGTAGTTAGCGCATTCGGTACACGTGCAATGCCACAGGGATCGGGCATTTCGTTCACCCGTCCAAGCATCACCCAGCACACCGCTGCAGGCGCACAGTCAACACAGGGAACCGCTGTCACTTCACAGACAATGACCTTGTCAGCTAACACTGTTACCCGTCAGACTGTTGCTGGTTCAATTCAAATTGCACAGCAGACAATGGACTTCACGGATCCAGCCGCAATGAACATCATCTTGAATGACCTTGCAGGCCAGTATCTTAAGCAAACTGATGACATTGCAGTTGACTACCTCGTTGCACAAAAGCAAGCATCAGGCGCAACTTGGACTGTTACCGCAGGAAACCCAACCGGACTCATTACCGGTATCTACACAGCAGCGGTAAACATTTCAACCAATACCAACTTGTTCCCAACCCATATCGTCGTCAGTCCAGACGTATGGCAAAAATTGGGCCAGCAATTGGATTCAACCTACAGACCAATTTTTGCAAACATTGCGCCTCCGGGACTCATCGGAATGAACGCAATGGGCGCAGGCGATGCAAGCCGTTGGACAGGAATGAACCCACTCGGTCTTGAAATGGTCGTTGATGGAAACGCTGCAAGCGGAACATTTTTGGTAGTCCATGCTCCAGCAGTAGAGTTTTATGAGGCCCAGCAAGGAATGCGCTCCGTTGAAGTTCCAGATTTGTTGGCTCGCACATTCAGCTACTACGGCTATTTTGCAACCTTTGCACAGGACGGCCCAACTAGCGCTGCTGGTTCACAGTTCATCCAGTCCATCACCGTCGCTTAGTCGAAAGGCGGCCTAACCGCCATGGCTACATATACCGTCAGCTCTAAACAGTTAACGGATAACTACGCGGTACTGACAACGCTTGAACCTGCACCTTTAGAGGTCGGGCAAAACATCACCGTTGCCAGTGTCGCTAGTCCGTTCTCTGGAACATTCAAGATACTTGCTTTACCTGAATACGCTTTTATAGGCGTAAATAGCACGACAGGTTTTTTTGAGTACGACGAATTTCAACCGATACCGAATCAGGTTTTATACGCCTGCACCGGCACAAACGTCGACCGTGTTGCATCGTTCGTTGGCACGATCACTTATACACAAACCTGCACATGGATTACCGCGTCAGACATTCAGACATGGCTTGGCATTGCTGTATCAACCGCAGCCGATGAAGCATTTACAACGCAATGCGCGGCAGCTGCAAACCAATTCATTTATTTACGAAGGCAAGAATCTGGCTACCACGACGGTCTGACTAACTCACCGAGCGATGCGGTCAAATTGGGAACCATCCAGTACGGCGGAATGCTTTACCGTCAACGCGGAGCCATAGATGTGTTCGCATCCTTTAATGAAATGGGAACCGCACCGGTCACTGGGCTATCGCCGATCATTAAGCAACTGTGTGGCCTTGACCGTCCTCAAGCTGTATGACCGTCGCTGCCTATACCGACCTTTTCAATGAGGCCATAGACGACCTCTCAACAACCCTCAACGCTGTTACAGGGCTAAAGGTGGTCACAGACCCTAGGAATATCCTGCCAGGCACCAACGCCGCTTTGCTCGGCGCTCCGTCGTTTACAGCGTGGAATGCAAACATCGCAAAAATGGTGTTCCCTGTCCAGCTGATCTCACTCGGGCCATCAAACCTTGACGCGCTTCGATCTTTGCTTTCCACCGCAGCTCTATTGTTGGGGGCTAATGTCGCAGTAACGGAAGGGCACCCAATCTCGCTTGAAATTGGTGGCGCAATGTATCCGGCTTACGAATTGTCCATCTCACTACAGGCGCAAACATCATGACGAAATACATCATCCAGTCAGACAAGATCGGCACCGTCGGCGATGAATTTATCCCAGCCGAAGGAATCAACGTATACGCATTGCTCGAAGGCGGTTTTATATCCACCGCAGGCGAGACCAAATCGCATAAAGTCAAATCAGAACCTAAGGAGTAACCCACATGGCAACCAGCACCTACCTCTCTAATCCCGTCGTAACGATCAACTCTGTTGACCTAAGTGACCAATGCACCGCAGCAACGCTCACGAAAACAGTTGAAGCGCTGGAGTCAACTTCATTCGGCGGAACAGCTCGCGTCTACGTCGGCGGTCTCCAAGCAAACGAAATCACCCTTACCCTTTACAACTCGTTCGCAACAACCGAAACCTACGCAACACTTTCTGGCCTTGTTGGAACCTCAACCAACATCACCGTCAAGCCAACATCTAGCGCAACATCAGCAACCAACCCAATCTTTACAATCACAGGTTGCTACCTTGAATCGTTGCCAATCGTAAACGCATCACTTGGCGAATTAGACACGATTGACCTCACGTTCCAAGGTGGAACATACAGCGTCGCAACTTCATAAAAACGGCCAACCTCGGCCCGACACGAAAGGCAGTAAATGAAACTCAAACTCGCCATCGACTTAAACGATGGTCGCGGTGTACGCGAAATGAATACCAACTTGTTCGTAATCGCTGAATGGGAACGTACCGAAAACCGCAAAGTCACAGACGGCAAAGGTATCGGCGTAGGCGACATGGCTTGCTGGGCGTGGATGCTATGCAAAATCGCAGGCGACCCAGTTCCGGCAACCTGGCAACAATGGCTTGAACAACATCCTGATTGCGAAATTGAGATGAAGGATACAACTAACCCAAACCCTACGGAAGGGGCACCTACCGATACCAACTAGCCCAGCTGTTGGTTTCCACCGGTTGGTGGCCCCATGAAATACCGTTTGACACCCGCGATCTGCAAACCGTCATTAGTGTGTTAAATAAGCAAAACAAAGGCAAATAACATGACGGCGACAGCGGGCATAGAAGTATTTGGCGTCAAAGAAGCCATTAAGGAACTTCGCAATATTGACCCGCAATTTCGCAAAGATCTAAACCGTGATGCTAAACAAGTTGCCGCGCCTGCCGTAGACGATGCAAAGAGCCGTTACCCAATGCAATTTTTATCCGGGATGAAATTTAAGTGGGCACCTAAAGGCGTTATCAAGTTTCCTTATGAGCAAGCCAAAGCTGTGCGCGGTGTAAAAGTAAAAGTTGACACCAGCAAAAAGAATCAGGGAACGATTGTCATTACCCAGACCGATCCCGCTGCCGCAATTATTGACATGGCTGGTAAGGCTGGAGGCAAAGGCGCTCGAGGGTCAAACTTTGTTTCACAGATGACACGTTTCGGCCCGCCGTCGCGCATCATGTGGCCTGCTTATGTCGCGCATTCGGCAGACATTGAGCAAAACATGGTCAAACTAATTGAAACCGTCATGGATCAAGTGAACAAGAATATGATTACCGCATGAGCATTCGCATACCCATCATTTCAGAATTTGACTCGGCTGGAATTGACAAGGCCGTTAAGCAATTTGATGCTCTTAAAACCAATGGCGAAAAAGCCCAGTTTGCTATTAAGAAAGCAGCAATCCCTGCCGCGCTTGCTGTTGCCGGTCTGGGTGCCGCACTCGTTGACTGCACAAAAGGGGCAATGGAGGATCAGGCCGCACAAGCCGAACTAGCCCGCACCCTGTCAATCTCTACATCGGCTACTGATGCACAAGTTAAAGCAACCGAGGATTTCATAAGCAAAATGTCTCTTGCTTCCGGCACAGCTGACGATGAACTTCGCCCAGCTCTGGCCTCACTTGCTCGAGGCACCAAGGATCTGAAACAAGCACAAGAAGGGCTAACCCTTGCTCAAGACATTGCTACCGCTACAGGCAAACCATTAGGTGACGTTGCTGACGCGCTCTCAAAGGCTTACGCAGGGAACTACAAAGGTCTAAAAGCGTTATCCCCAGAAATGGCTGGGCTCATCAAAGACGGCGCGGATCTCAACACAATCATGGACGTGCTAGGTGGAACATTTGGCGGAGCAACCGCCACCGCTGCCGGCACAGCCGAAGGACAGATGAAGCGTTTCGGAATTGCTATTTCCGAGGCAAAAGAAAACATTGGCGCCGCACTGATCCCAGCACTTGAAAAGATGATGCCGATCCTGTTGGCATTTGGCAAATGGGCACAAGATCACACGACCGCATTCCTTATTATCGGTGGCGTCATCGGAGGGATCGCAATAGCGGTCTTGGCTGTCAACGCCGCCCTAAAGGTTTACAACGCAATACAGGCCATTACAAACGGTCTGACGGCAGTCTGGAACGCCCTCTTACTAGCAAACCCAGTGACCCTTATCATTCTCGGCATCATTGCCTTAGTCGCAATAATGGCAATCCTGTACACCAAATTTGAGGCCGTCCGCAACATCGTGGACACCGTGTTCAGTTTCATAAAAACCGCTGTCACTACCAGCATTGGCTTTATCACCTCATACGTTGAAACAGTGCTGGGCGTTTACAAAACGATATTCAACACGATTGCAAAACTATGGAACAACACCATCGGCAAACTTCATTTCAGCATCCCGTCATGGGTGCCAGGTATTGGTGGCAACGGCTTTGACGTGCCTAACATTCCAATGCTTGCCGAGGGTGGAATTGTCAACAGTCCAACACTTGCCATGATCGGAGAATCAGGCCCAGAAGCTGTCGTGCCACTTGGACGCGGTGGAGGCATGGGCAACGTCACCGTCAACGTGAACGGCGGTTTCTCCACATCAGCAGAAATCGGTCAAGCAGTAGTTAACGCCCTTCGAGCATTCAACCGTCAACAAGGCGCAGCGTCTATCGCGGTAACAGGGTATGCCTGATGCCCGGCACAGCTGTCGTCGCGTCCGGTAACTACATCCTCGAAGTAGATACTGGTTATGACTGGGGATCGTTCACACTTGACGACACCACCAAAGGCGTCCTGAACAACACCACTTACACACTTGGCGTTAACACCACATACGCAGACATCACAGCTGGCGTGTTAAGCGTTGACATTATGCGCGGTCGTAAAGACATCGGCGACCAATTCACACACGGGCACATGGGCTTTGTCTTAACGGATAGCAAATACACGTCAATGATTTTCAACCCTTTTGACACTTCATCGCCTTACTACGATCCAACGACCGCACAGCCAGGACTCGCACCATTACGCAAAGTACGGTTTGGACGATACGACGCGACCAATACCGTTCAGTACCTCTTTTGCGGTTACATCGTGAATTACGGGTATACGTTCAACCTTGGCGGTATTGACACCGTAAGCGTTTCATGTGCAGACGATTTCTACATCCTTGCCCAAACTCAACTTGCTGCATGGAACCCATCACAGGAAATATCTGGCACTCGACTTACCAACCTGTTAGACAAAACCGAAGTCGCTTATCCTGCAACGACACGCAACATCGCCACAGGCACAGTCACCCTTGGCGGATCAGCCTCCTACACCGTTGCAAACGGCACCTCGGTTGCCGCGTATGCCAACAAAATAAACCAAGCCGAACAGGGACGCATTTTCATTAGTCGAGGCAACTCATCCGGCAAAGGCGTGTTCACATTCCAAAACAGGATCGGCAACACCCTTGGCAATGCGGTAATCGATTTCCATGATGACGGCGCGGCAGGCACCGCACCATACAACGGGGTCAGTATCTCATTCCAAGGCGATCAGGTGTGCAATCGTGCAAGCGTCACCATCGCAGGATCCTCAAGCCCACAGGTCGCCGATAACACCGCAAGCCAAGCCAAATTTTTGATCCAGTCACAGTCAATTACTGACAGCCTTTTGTATAACGACTCGTCAGCTGCAACCCTCGCTAGTTACCTTGTGGTCGGCAATCCTGTAGCGCGATTTAACGAACTAGACACCAACCTGCCGATGATCTCATCCACCGCGCTAAGGGAAGCCGCCGTCACGGTTGACATTGGCGACGTGATAACAATCCAAAAAAACATTGTCACTGGGCCATCCACAAATTACCAGATGAGCCAATCCAGCGCGGTTGAAGGTATAGCCCATAACATAAATTTCAGCCAAGGGCATTCAATTACTTATTACACAAGCCCAACCACCATCGTCTATCAGCTCATCCTGAACGACTCGGTATATGGCACAATTGACAGCACAAATGTCTTAGGATAGGAGCACTTATGGGAGCCAACGCACAAACAGCCGTTCCGACGTTTACAGCCTCGCAAGTATTGACCGCTGCGCAACAAAATCAAATCAATACGGGCGTACCAGTATTTGCAACAACCACAACACGCGATGCCGCATTCGGTGGCTCAGGCCAGAAGACGCTTGCACAAGGTCAGACCTGCTACATCGAGGCAACTTCCAGTTATCAAACTTATACAGGTTCCGCCTGGGTAACTTTTGGTTCTGGCGGACTTACTTTGGTAACGGCTGAAACAGCATTTACGGGCGCTTCATCGGTATCAGTAAACAACTGTTTTAGTTCAACTTACACCAGTTACAAATTGCTATTTCGAGTAACAACTTCAAGCGACCAAGTGGCTTTGAAATTGCGCGTAAGCGGAACCGATAGCAGTACAGGCTATTACGGTGTTAATTACGACATGTATTCAAGCAATGCCGCCATTTCAGGCACTGTTGTGCAAAGCAATACTGCCTACTGTTTGGTGGGCAACCAGTCATCGTTCAATGAGTTCAACATTTTCCAGCCAAATGTTGCCAGTCAGACCTTTATGACTGGCACAGGTTCGCGTTATGAGAGCAGTACCCCAAGAGCCGAATCTACTGGAACAAACTATAAAATAGTTCACAGTCCAGCAACTGCTTACGATGGCTTCACCATTTACCCCTTAAGCGGAACAATGACAGGTCATTACACCATTTATGGATTCACAAAGGGATAATCATGAAAATCTTTGAGGACGGAATTGAACGCAACGCAACAGCTGACGAAATAACAGAAATTGAGGCGCGTCAAGCCGAAGCAGTTAAACAACAAAAAGCCGACGCAAAAGAAGCAACCGCTCGAGCAAAAGCCAAAGACGAAGTGTTGGCAAAACTTGGATTGACCGCCGATGAGGTGGCAGCGCTTCTTGCGTAAGTCTGTGATATGGCAACTGAAATTTTGGTTGGTCTCGTCGGTGGCGGTTTCGCTGTACTCGTTGCTCTCATCAACAAAATCGGCAGCGACAACAAAAAAGACCACGGCGAAGTACACAAAACCTTGGGTCGAATAGAACAAAAAATTGACGGACATTTGGAGAACCATGAACGATAAAACAAAAGCAGCACTAGCAAGTTATGCACGATCAGCAGTAGGCGCACTTGTAGCGGTTTACTCGACTGGCACCATGGATCCGATGAACTATGTCAAGGGCGCTGTTGCCGGCATCATCCCGCCACTGATGCGTTGGGTGAATCCGAACGACAAAGGTTTCGGGCGTGACAGTACCCCACAAACGTAAAGTTATTTTGCCGCGCATCGTCGCGCATTGTCAGGCAGGCGAACTACCGAACAACATGCTCGTTGAGGTAAAGCCCTATGGCAAACTTCTTTACTCAGCTGCGGACTGTTGGATGGCTTGGCGTGATCGCGCATTTGCCGAAGGCATCAAAACATTCAAGCCCAGTAGCGCTTCAGATTGTTATAGGTCATTAGCGACGCAGACGATCGCATGGAATGACCGCATGACCACCGCGCCGATCGCAGGTGTTAAACCTCGCGTCTACAAAGGCCAAAACTGGTATCTGAAACCCGGCAAAGCACCAATCGCACAACCCGGATCATCACACCACAACTGGGGTATTTCGGTAGACGTGTCCGAGGCATCAGGCGAACGATTTGCTTTTATGGCAGCGACCGCGCTTGACTACGGGTTCAGCTGGGAGCTTGACAGCGAGCCATGGCATGTGAACGTTTTCAATGCTGACGTGGTCCCAGACGCAGTGCAGGCTTGGAAAAAAGCGAAATCCTTGCAATAGCCGACCAGGCTGTCTAGGGTCAAAGTACCCGACGAAAGGATATTCACTATGCAACTAACCGCACCCAAACTCATCGCAGGCTTCATCACTGCCATATGGGGGTTTGCGTCGCTCCTAGGGGCTCCCAGTGCCCTCTCCGAGCAACCTAACCCAGTCCCAGTAGCCCGTGATTACATGATTGAACCAACTACGACGACCACCGAGCCGATCATGGTTATTGATCCATACGCGACGCCGGCTGTCCAGTTCGCGCAGCTCGGAATAAACCTCGGTTGGCCTGTCAGCGAATACAACACGCTTGCCAAGATCATCGAGCGCGAATCCCACGGCAACCCATCCGCATGGAACCGAACCGACCCAATGGGCGGATCGTACGGCCTGCTACAGATAAACGGCTTTTGGTGCCGAGGCAAACAGTCCTACCTGCAAACCAACGGCATCGTCACCAACTGCAAATCTTTGTTAGACCCTCAAGTTAATTTGCGAGCAGGGCTAGTGATCTTTAATAGATCCGGATGGAATCCATGGAGCACAAAATGAGCGAAGGCGTTGCGTGGAATCAGGGAGAGCTGTCAGAGGAAACTCGAGCACTCATTGGACAAATGAATCATCAAATGGCTGTATTTAGTTTGCTTGACGAAATAGCGCGACCTAAACACGTTGCACCGAAATTTCGTGACGATCACCTAATCCGTGGCTTACGAAACATGGCAACCGATTTTGCACTTAGTGGCAACGACGACTACTACGAATGTGTTACCTTGGCGATAGAACAACTTGGTGGAAAAGTAAAACCCGACTAACAAAGGAATCCCGACATGCAAGACGAACTCTTTACAACGTCAATCGGCCTCGCTGGTTGGCATGTATCCGTTAATAAAATCAAACCTGCAGAAAAACTGCATCGCGTAACCGATTTTGATACAGCGCGAAAGGCTGCAAGATCAGCATCAAAGCGTGGGCCATCACAGCGCGACAAAGTACTGCTCGCATTACACGATCTTAAGACCGCTACCGATTATGAGCTGAGTGAGCATTGCGGGATACTTCGCTCGAGTGCTGCAAAGCGCAGGCAAGAACTTCAAGAGATGGGTCTGGTAAAAGACTCCAATGAACGTCGCAAAACTGACACAGGGACATTGGCCATCGTCTGGACGGTCGCGTGATGGCATTTAACTTGACCGACTACGAAACCGTGGAAGATCGCCTAGTTCGCTTTTGGGCTGAACACGGCTCCGGTGCGCGAGTAGAAACAGTGATGATGTCCTACGACGGTGACAGCTGCATATTCCGCGCAGAAATCTATTTCAAGAACAGCGAAACAGTCCCAACCGCGACAGGTTATGCACATGAAATCAGATCCGACCGTGGTGTGAACGCGACATCGTTTGTTGAGAATTGTGAAACAAGCGCGATCGGTCGCGCATTAGCGAATTGTGGATATGCAACTCACGGTAAACGTCCAAGCCGTGAGGAAATGTCCAAGGTGTCCCGGGCGGAGAATTCCCACGCAGGTCACGCGTCTCCGACTCCGTCCGGGGCTTCATCCAACAACTATCTGCCTGGTGCATTGGCTACCGATAAGCAACGTAATTACATTCGAGCGCTTGGCAAACAGCGCGGCCTTGACCCCGAATCACTGATGCACTTCATTGGCATAGAGCTTAAAAATGAAAGCAAAGACGTGGAGACGTTGACGATCCCCGAAGCCAAACAAATTATTGACGCACTTAAACCATGACATACGTTGCGTTTAACATCATCGGAATTTGCATTGGCATTTGTCTAACTTTGCTGGTCACGATGAAAGGCACAAAATGACAGTTTTAGAAATGATTAGCGCGGTAGAAAAACTGCAAGCAATTTACGACATTTTGAACGATGAGCAGACCGAAGCAAAACAGAAAATTCGTTGGGCTATCAATCATCTTGCAGACAAAATTTGGACTGAGTCAATGTAATGAAAATAGACGCAAAGATCAGCGAAGCCGACTTTAAAGATCTGGTGATCAATATCGCCAAGCGTTACGGATGGTTAGTTCATCATGATCTGCCGGCACAAAACAGTCGAGGCCGCTGGATGACAAACGTCCAAGGTGACGCTGGTTTCCCTGATCTGTTCATGGTGCACCCATTCCAAGGCGGACGGCCTTTGATCATTGAATTGAAAGCTGAAAAGGGTCGCACTACACCTGGTCAAAAGATTTGGCTAAACGCATGTGAAAATGCAGGCTGTCATGCAGCTGTATGGAAGCCCAGCGACATGGAATATATTCTCTACACGTTAAGCAACCCAAGACTCTAAACAATCGGCTAGTCCCACGACCTAAGCCCGTCGCACGGCAGTTGGTGACACACGGAAACGTGGGTAGA